TGTTCTTGTTATTGTAGTAAGCAATGCTCTAGTAGGCATTCCCGTTGAAATCTTTGGCGTGAAACTTACATGGGCGGCGTTTACATTTCCATTGGTGGTTGTAGCAACTGACTTAACAGTCAGGTTACTTGGCAAACATATTGCTCGAAGTACTATTGCCGTCGCTTATCCGTTAGCAATTATTGGAAGTATTCTAGTAGTTCTTGCAGAAGGCGCACCAACAAGCGTAGCCTTACGTATTGGCTTTGCCAGTGCAACGGCGTATGCTATTGGTACCGCGTTAGACGTTTATGTATTCCAGCATATTCGTGAAAAATGGTCAGACATGTGGTGGCTTGCACCTGCACTATCAACAGTGGTTGCAAACGTCATTGACACATACACATTCTTCTTTGTTGCGTTTAACAACTCAGCAGACAAGTATATGTCAGAACATTGGATGGAAATTGCAGGCTCTCAGACAGGACTTAAGATTGCTGTTGGCCTCATCGTGTTCTTACCAGCATACGGAGTGCTGTTAAGATACCTTCAAAAGAGGGTAAACTAGAATGTGCGCCGGCGTAGCTCAGTTGGTAGAGCAACGCATTTGTAATGCGTGGGTCGCGAGTTCGAATCTTGCCGCCGGCACCATTCGATAAATATAGATAGTTAGGAGTTAGATATGACAAAGGTTATTCCAGTAGTAATTACATTGGCGTTGTTAGGTGCTTGTTCACCCGGACATCGTGCGGCTAATCATGGTACCGATAGGTTTGATTGGGTTGGCTGTCATGTTGTTACTCAGAATCCAAGTCCAACTGGAGAATATGCAATTAGTCCAAATCCATTAGCGGACTTACCAGTTGGCTCAAAGATCTATTTTAAACAGGTTAGTAAGGACGGAACTGTAGGTCCTGTAACCACTGGAGTGCCTTGCAAAGACTAAACTCCCTTTAAAGGAGAAGTACTATGCGAGTTGAAGGAACTTTAGACGATCTTATGGAGGATGACGATTGGGCTATTATTGTTGATAAGTCTGGTTCACCAAAAGGTGTGTTCATCCCCGAAAATGCAACAGAAGAGGATTGCCCGTTGTATATAATTAAAATGCTAAAAGATGCGGGAATTAACTTCTTCGAAGACTCACCACAACCAATGCTACACTAGATCTAGTGTGGTCAATTTAAAATAAGCGTATACGCAACCAAAAAAGGCAAAAAAAAGTTAAAAAAACCGCCTTTTTTGGTTGACGTACCTTATACAGGTGCTATACTTATAATATGATAAAACGAACTGTACTACTAGCGACTGTAGCCCTTGCATTTGCAGGACAAGCAGAAGCATTTAACCCTAATAGAGGCAATACGTATAGTGTTGTCCCTAAGGATTATAACTTCAAAATGGAGAGTGCGCTTCTTCCTGTAGTTCGATCAGTACCAAATTATACTGATGGGCATGGGAATTTAAACTTTACTGGCCCGGCACCAAAAGGCGGGGCAAACTCAACAGTAAAATGCGGATATACTACACAGCAGGTTAACGCTGATGATTATAGAGGATTCTTTCGTAGACTACTAAATCCTCGTTCACGTGCGGTATATGAGAAATCATACGAATGTCAAACTGTTTATACGCAGGAAACTATTGGCAGACCTTTTCATGGATACAATGTAACTTTCAGAGGGAGAGACGGACGACTATATAAAATGTGGCAACCTAATCGACCTGGTCCTATGATCAGAATTAAAAATTGGCAAAACCCTTAAACCTTATAGGTGAATTATGAATAAAGAAGCAGTTGAATACGCGGCGAACGAAGCCGTATTTGGTCTACAACTTAACACGAAGCAAGCCGTTAAGTTTGTTGTACGTAATGCTAAGACGGATGAGAAGACCGCTAAAGCAGTTCTTAATAAAGTTATGGTGACTTACAAAAATGACTGAATCTAATGTTGAAGATGCTCGGATGTTATTTAACGTCCGAGCTATTATCGCTAACGTTGAACGTAAACTAGACAAGCATGGTGATTTGGATACCTATGATGTCTATTGTGAATGGTATGAAGATGAAGAACAAAATGAAAATGTTGATGTTGAGATATGGCTACGTGATCGGCGTGATGATAGCCGGATTGGGCCTCTTGATACTAACACCTTTTTAGACGCATAGAGTCTAAAAAGAATTAGGAATTTATACGTAAAGAGCGTATAATACTGTTATAGCATAAGGCTATAACAACTTAATCGATAAAGGAGAAAAAATCGATGACTAGCAAGCAAGACCGGGTACTAGTTGCCCTTAAAGAAGGTCAGTCACTGACCGCAAAACAGATCGAAGCACGTTTTAATGTGGGTAATGCCCGCTCAACTGTTTCCGCTCTACGCATGAAGGGTTTCCCTGTTTATGCAAACAACCATGTTGATACAAAGGGTCGTAAGACTACTAAGTATCGTCTTGGTACTGCTAGCCGGGCAGTTATTGCCGCTGGCTACAAAGCACTTGCATCTGCTTAATTGGTGTGCACCGGGGGGCCTTTGTGCCCCCCATCATCCCTCACATAAATAATTTGTAATGACAAAATCACAAGACTATATCGAGTTTGAAGGCGAGGTCATTGACGTGTTCCCCGCAGGAAAGTTTAAAGTACGTATAGACGAGAGCGAAGCCATAGTTATGGGACATCTAAGCGGTAAGATGCGTATGAACAAAATTAACATCTTAATGAACGACAGGGTTACTATCGAAGTAAGTCCTTACGATGCAACCCAGGGTCGAATAACTTATAGACATAAATAAAATTACAATGGAACCAACTCTCTGCAAAATAAAAGGCATGGTAAATGACCCATACTTATCAAGTTTTGGGGGAGTAGATACAGACGTAGATTGGGTACCAAATTGTGATTGCGCCGAAGGCGAATGTAAGAACATTAGGGAACAAAATGAATAGTCCAGTAAGCATAACTGACAAAGCAAGAGAATACCTAAAAAGCGTAGCCAATAATGGTTATGTAACGCTGAGTGTTAAGGGCGGTGGGTGTAGTGGCTTTCAGTATGTATGGGGACTATACGAAAATGATTCCGAGTATACTTGGAGTGATCCTATTGAAGACGTGCTAGTATTAGATCCGCTAGCAGAAATGTATGTATTAGGTAGCGAAGTAGACTATGTTACAGAACTAGGCGGCTCGTTCCTTGCAGTTAGGAACCCAACGTCAACAAGTAGTTGTGGTTGCGGCGAGTCTTTTGGCGTTTAGTCTTTCTTCTTAACATCTAATAATGTAGTGGTAAGCGTGGTTGATGCAAGTGTAGCATCACGTATAAAAGTTACTGAAATTTTATCTCCAGGACTAAGAAAGTCAATTGACTTACCAATGTCTTCTACAAGTTTAATTTCTCTTCCGTTAATATTTACTAGTATGTCGTTAACTTTAAGGCCTGCGTTCTTTGCGGCGCCGTCATCTGCAATACTTTTAATATATATTTGACCATCATTAAAGTTAACTGCGTAACCTAAACCTAACTTTGCTCTTTCAACTTTATTCTTAGATATTAATTGTTCAACAACCCATTTAGCAATATTACTTGTTACACTAAAGTTAATACCTATTGAGCCTGAGTTACTAGGTGCAAATATAAATGTATTGACACCAACAACTTCACCATCTAAGTTTAGCATTGGGCCACCACTATTTCCTGGATTAATACTAACATCTGTTTGTATAACTTCTTGCCAAGTATTTTGCAACCTTCGACCAGCATAACTAACAATGCCTTTGCTTATACTCCAATCTTGTCCTAGAGGATGCCCGATAGCAATAACAGTTTGACCAGCAACTAGTTTACTACTATCTCCCCATGGGATAGGTTTAATATTTTCTAATATGCGTTGACCTTCGGTATCAGACATCATTAAAACAGCAATATCACTTAGTTCGTCATCACCAATTAGTAGTGCTGAGTAATGCTTTAATTTTCCGTAGAACTGTACTTTTATCTTTCCTGCTTTTTCAATCACATGTTGATTAGTAATAAGATATAACCCATCTTTATATTTGATAACAAAACAACTACCAAAACCTCGAGGATCATTGTCTGGTTTATCTTGTGCAGGCATTAACCCAGACGGTTTCTTAAGATATTTTTGTAGTGGATTACTACCACTTGGTGGAGTAGTCTTCTCTTCGTCAAGTTGTTTATCGGCCTTATAGCCAATAACTTTGCATACGCTTGGCGTAACATCACCAACTAACTTAGTTAGACTTGCTCCGTAACTTGCGTCTGCGTAAATACAGATCGCTAATGCTAATAGAACTGCTCGCATCATAACCATTTACCCTTCGGGTTTGTGAACTTACATGTTGGGCAAATGATTTACAGTTACAGTCTTTGCAAACATGTGTATATTCGTTTGAAGCACGAGTTGGCTTCATCTCTTTACTAGACCGTTCAAAAACATTACCACACGAATCGCATCTTAAGATATACACTTTTTGTTGTGTAGTAACAGACTCTTCTTTACCATTTCGAATTCGTTTATGGCAGTTACTTTTTTTTGAATGACCTAAGTACATTACTAAATATTTAGCATACGGCTTACTTATAAATAAAATAAATATAATATAAGAGCTCAATCTGCTAGGAGATACAAAACAAATGGCTATACAAAATATTAACATCGGTAGTAGCGCCAACGATGGCACAGGTGATCCAATCCGGACAGCAATGGATAAGATCAATGATAACTTTACAGAGTTATACAGTGTAACGGGTGCAGGCTCCGGACAAAATCTAAGCATTAGTGCTAACTCACTTATTAGTGAAAACAGTAACGGCAATATTATACTTGATCCGTCAGGAACAGGTACTGTTGTAGTTGCAACAGGCGCCGGTATAAGGCTTACAGACCATACAGACAACTCAATTCTATTTGTTGACGCTGATGGTGATATAACACAAGATGCAAAACTTAGTTACAATGCTACAACAAATACGGCTGTGATTGAAGATATTAACATTCATGCTTCAGAGATTACTACTGCGGCAAGTAACCAAGCAATTAATATTAATCCAAATGGTTCCGGTGCTATTAATTTAAGTGGTAATACTATTATTACAGGAACTGCTACAGTTTCGAGTAACCTTACTGTTACCGGCACAACTACAATGGTTGATAACATTGTTATTAATAATGCAGGCGCATCAAAAACAATTACAATGGGCAATAACACTGATATCACAATGGGTGCTGATGCGGATTTAACAATGGGTATTGGTAGTATTCTTTCTGCTAACTTTGTCCAAGTTGATAATAATCTTGCTTTGAATGGTAATAAGATCTTTACACAATTATCAAACAGCGATATTGATATTGATCCATCTGGAACAGGTACAATTAACTTACGTGTTCCCACACAAACAACAGTTGGTTCAGCAGGTGGTGCTTCTGCATTACCGGGAGCACCAACAGGTTATATCAAAATAAAGATTGGCGAAACACTAAGGGTTATTCCGTTCTGGCCACAAGCATAAGGAGTTGGTACTTAAATGTCTAAACAAATAGTAAACGTTGGAACCAACCAAGATGACGGCACAGGTGATAATTTACGTGATGCCTTTGTTAAAGTAAATGCAAATTTTACTGAGGTATATTCAGAACTCGGTGGTACCAGTTTAAGTAATTTACGTTTTAGTGGAAGCACTATAACAACAGATGCTACCAATACTAGCATTATTTTAGATCCGCAAGGTGTGGGTAAAATTACCCTAAACGGTGATACACACATTGCAGGAAATATAAATGCTACGGCCGCTATGGTTCTAAGTGGCAACCTCAACGTTGCAGGTGGTACAACGTTAACTAGCACAATAAATGTTGCTGGTGCTACTAAATTAAGTAGCACATTAGATGTGACAGGTACTAGTACATTTTCTGGAGATGTTACGGCAGTTAACCTAGCAACAACTGGTAACACCAATCTAGGCAATGCTACTAGCGATACGATTACAGTAACAGGTAGGTTTGATAGTAATATTACTCCTAGTGCAAATGCAACATACGATATTGGTGCAAGTGCCTTACGTTGGAATAACGTATATGCAGTTAACGCTAATATATCAGGTGATATTACATTAGGTGGTAACCTAGTAGGCGGTGATGCTAATACAGATACAATCACACTTAACGCAGAACTAACTAGTGATATTATACCTGATCAGGACAGTGGATACAACTTAGGCTCAACAAGCAAACGATGGGCAAATGTATGGGCTGATAAGCACACTGGCACGGTATTTCATACGGCGGGCATTGAGATTAGTGGGACAACAATTAAAACTTCTACCACAAATAATGATCTAAATCTTACAGCAAGCGGTACAGGTGATGTAGTAATTGACAGTGTAAAGGTTAGTGATTTAACAGCAAGCAGACTTGCATTAGTTGGTACTAGCGGTGCATTACAAGACGACGGTGACTTCACTTATGTCTCTAGCGGAAGCGGCGGCACACTAACAGCAAAGTATCTTAGTTCAGAAAAGATTACAGTTGATAATCTACAACTTGATGCTTCTACAATTAGTACAACCGCAGGTAGCCTTGTTCTTGCTCCTTTATCAGGACAAGGTATTAGTGCAAATAGTGAGAAGATTACTAATGTTAATACACCAACAGACGGTTCAGATGCGGCTACAAAAGATTATGCTGATTCTTTAGTATCCTCTATTGCATGGACTTTATCAGATGATACAAGTAATATTGCACTTATAGATAACGGTGAAGATATTAAGATCCTAGGCGGAGATGCCATTCAGTCAATTCTTTCGTACGGGACAGCAGGACATATTCTAACTATCAACAGCGAAGAGACAATAGCAACCGTTATTGGTCGAAATAATACAGCAGGCAGAGGCAGTACTCTAGAACTTAGTCAGTTAATAATTGACCAAAATACA